CTTTTTGTTTGATAAGTTTTTGATTTTTGTAATTTAGTTGTGTCAAGTTTATCAGTCCCCATTTTAACATTAATATCGTCTACTTTCTTGGCAATTTTTTCTCGCTCAACTCTTAAATCTTCTGTTGTTTTATTTTGAAATTTGTTTCTTGCAGATTTTAATTGAGCTTGAGATAAAGTATTATTACCCATCATCAAATTTATATTATCTAAATCAGCTTGTTCGTTTTGCGCTTTTTGGGCATTAGAAACCATTCGATTAAAAGCATTATTTTTAGTTATTGCAGGAACAGAAATTGCACTTGTTAACAATCCACCAGTAACAGCAGCAAACCCAATATTAAGAGCAGACTCACTTACAGTAGCTAATGGATCAACTGGATAACGAATAGCTTCTAATCCTGTTTGTAATCCTCCAACTCCAATAGCACCTCTAGCAAAAGTTTTACCTATAGTAAGAGAAGGGCCGCCTAAAGGTATTGTAATTAAATTAATTGGATCAAAAATAGCCGCTCCTATCTGTGACCAAAAACTAGAATTTTCTAAAATTTCCCTGCGTTTTATATTTTCATCAATACCTCTTTTTAAAGATTTCATATGATCTGCGTTTTTTGCATAAAGCAAAGAAGAACCGTATTGTTCATAACCCTTTAAATCATCTTTAGGAGAATACCCTAAGTCAACACTATCATCTTTAAAATTTTGTGTGTTTTTTATCCACTCAATTAATGGATCATATGTATACCCAAGAGATGCGCCCACTGTAGACCAAAAAGGAACATTAGGATCAGATAATTCTTCACCTAAATTTAACTGATTTCTATATGGCGTTAACTTATAAACCATTTAATTTTAAATTCCTATATTAATACATTGGCATAAATGCACGCGGATAAGCTCGAATTAAAGGTTCAGCAGATGTATTTGAAGAAATAGATGTTTTTATACCAGAAACATTTCCTGCTAAACTTTCTCTATATTTTATTGAATCTTCTAATTCTTCTAAAGTATAACCAGATTCTTTATTTGCTTTATTAGTTAAATATTTAACAAGATAATCATCTCTATTACTAAACGCTAAATGATCTCCATCAGCAGTTCTAACTGGTTCTAATCCTCCATCTTCTCTTCGTACATAAGCTGCATGAATTACTAATTGATCAGAACTTGGGATAGGTACTAATACAACTCTTTTAGCCTCACCTTTTGCTATTTCTCTATTATAAAATGTCATAGCTACTTTTATAGGGTCAAAGCCTTTTTTTATAGCTTCATTAATACTAGAATTAAAATCAGTTAAAAGTGTTTGAGAAGTAACACCAATTCCAAAAGCAGCAAAAGGCTCGAAAAAATTAGCAATTTTACCAACAAAATTTTGATCTTTTTCAAAAATTAAATGAGGATTAATTTTACTTAATTCTTGCTGAACATGGCTTATAAATTCTTGTGATAATCCTGGAACTCTTCCATAAGTAGAAGCAATAGAATTTCTTGATCTATTTACATTTTGATTACCTGCATCAAGAACTAAACCCTCAGTATCTTTATATACTTTTCTATATCTTTCTTCTATTTTATCTTCTATTTTATTTAAATCCATTCCACCTAAATGCAAATATTTTGCATACGGAATAAAATCGGATATTGCTTGACTGTCATTTTTTAAATCATCGTTAATTGATTGAACGAAATCTAAAACATTTTTATATTTATTTTGTTTTAAAACAATACTAAACCTTTCGTCAAAATCTGTTGAATTTATTTCATCTGCCCTTAAAATAAACTCTAATGCTTTTTCATTTCCTTCTACAATAGAAAGCGCAATCGCTGTTTCAAAAATATTATTTGTATCTGAATCTAATACATCTTCTAATAAATCGTGTGTAATTGATTCATCAGGATTTAATCTATTTTTTAATGTATTCACTAACCCAACAACACCTGCTGCTTCTTCTGGAGAAACAACCCCTCTTGCTACTTGATTAAAATATGCGTTTACTTCTGTAGGAATAGCTTTAAGTTCCATAGATTTAATTAAACCTGCAAACAATCTAGGATTATCTTGCATTAAGTTAGGATTGCTTAAATTTTCTGCTAAAGTTAATTTTGCATTTGTATCTTGAATATCAATAGCAAATGGTTCTCCAGACTTTAAAGGCAAATGAGGATCTATAAACATAGATTGTGCCATTTCCTGATCTACTTTGCTATTTGTACTATTCCCACTAATTATTCTTTTTTTATTTCTTTCAAAAGTATTTCGTTGACCTTCTGCTGTTTCAAATTGACTTAATCGACTATTAATACTTCTAATAGAAGATTCTAATTCTGATTTTAAAATACCTTTACTTTGTATATCTTCTAGTATTTCTTTTACTTTAGGCATACTATCTAAAGCAGTGCTATCATCTTCTTGCAAATATCTTAGTGCAGCATTTGTTTCAGCAGTACTTTGGAAACGTATTTGACCTAAAGTTTCTTTAGAAATAGTTAATGTTAACCTTCTTATTAAAGCATTAGCACGTTCAAAATCCATTTTTGAATACATTCCATCAGGATTATTTAATTCATTAATTAAAGAATTATAAAGCCTTTCATTTTCTTCATAGCTATTTAAAGATAATGTTTTTCTTAATTCGTTTTCTTGTGTAAGAGCGGCTTGCGTGTGATTTTTTATTTTTTGTATATCTTCTGTTGCATATTGTCTTGCTAAATCACTAAACAAACCATCAAAACCAACAGTTTTTATTTTATTTCTGTTAATAAAATCTACTGTAACTTTTCCTTTAGCAGAAAGTTTTGCTGAATATCTTTTATCTCCTTGTAAAGTTAATTCTATTTCATTTATACTTATATCTTCTGTAATTGCTAAATCAAATATAGCCTGTTTTAAAACAGTATTTCTTATTGTTTCTTTTTGTTGTTGTATTAATCCTATTTCTTTAATTATATTTGGATTTTTACTAGCCCCATTTGCTTTAATTATTGCTATAGCTTCGTCATCTAATTCTTTTAAGTCAGTTTCAATTTTTCCATTTTTAGTTAAATCTACTGTTCCATTAAAAAATGATTGTTCTATTTCATTCTCTTTAGCAATTTGTTGTGATCCAAATTCATAAACATTTAATATCATTTGTGTTTTTTGTTTTGCTTGAGATTGCACATTTAATATTTCAATATTTTTTCCTATATTAGTTCCAATGTTACTAAGAATAGCTCTGTCACCACTAGTTGTTGCTATTAATTGTGTAAGTATTTTTCTTGCATCTTGATACTTATTATCATTTAAAGCGTTATAATCACCAGTAGTTAAGGCAACAGAAAGTGCATTTCTTTGATCGTCACCGCCAACTAATGGAATAATAGTATTGTCTCTAAGCATTTCTTGCGCTTGATAAAGACCAAGAGTTGCTAGAAATTTATCTTCAAATTTTTCTGCGCTACCTACTGGTAAAATATTAGCAGCCTCAGCATCTTCTATTTCAGCAATTAATTCATCAGCTTGTCTTCCTACAAGATTTAAAGCTAAGTCTTTGTTAAAATTTACAAAGTTATTATAAAATTCTTCATTTAAAAAAGTATCAATTTTATTATTAATATTTAAAGAAAGCTCTTGATTATTTTTTTCTATTGCATTTGCTTGAATATTTAATTCGGTAGCTCTTGTTATTGCTACTCCACCAACCTTAACAGTTTCTTTCCATTTGCCTTGAGCGTTTGCGTGCATATCAGCAACATACCTAGACATTTCTTCTCGAAATAATTCTGGTTCAAACTTATATTTTAATTGAAGTTCTTGAGCTTTTATTTTTAACTCATTTTCTATAGAAGCTCCAAATCTTTTTTCTACAACACGTTTATAAGCATCTCTAGCAATTATACCTCCACTAAACATTTTAGGATCTAACGCTCTTGGCTTGCCAGTTTCAGCATCAAATGCAATTATTTCTGATTGCTCAACAGCCATAGCCGCATCAAGACCAGATTGCTCTGCTTGTTTAGCACCTTCTTTTAAAGCTATTTCATTTAACCTGCTAGCAGTATTAGCAACAGCTTCCCACATTTGAGTTTCACCAGTTTCAAATCTGGTTACTCCTATTGGTTGATTTATATAAGATCTTTTTTGTTTAGTAACAGCCATTATGCACTTCCTGCTAAATCAAAAGGCCCAACTACTACATCTGCTAACGAAGTATTAGCAGGCCATATATTTGCTATATTATAAATTCCAGTAGTAGCAGTCCCCATCATGTTAGCATATCCTGCGCTTAAAGCATTAGAGCCGCGCTCTCTTGCTAAACCTGCTTGTACGGTTCTTGTTCTTGATTGGTAATCAGCCTGCAAAGCTATAGCACTTAAATCTTCACCAACAGTAACAGCATTAGCCTCTTGGAAAGCCTGTATTGACGCGCTATCTACATCAAGACCACTTGCAGAAAATACAGCTAAGTTAGATTTTTCAGCAGAAATATATTCGTTTATTCTTGCATTTTGATTTTGCATAGCTTGAACTTTTCCCATTTCTCTATCAATTTCTATTTGTTTAGCTTGCCTATCTTCAGCTTTTTTTTGAGCTTGGGCTGCTTGTTGTTGGGCGCCCATTTTTATCATGGTACTTGCGCCAGCAGCTAATAATTGTAAAGGCATACACATTAGAATATTAACTCCGCTATAAGACCATTAACCTGCATTGGTAATGGTGCTGATTGACTAATAGTAATTTTAGGATCACGATTGTATCCAAGTAATCTAAACTCTTTTTTACCTGTAAAAGATTCTAATGGTAAAGAAAAGTCACTTGTTACATTACTTATTAAAAGATTTGTTCCATTTACACTTGTAGATAAAGTAGAATTTAAATCTAAAATTACACTTGATATTCCTCTTATATCTCCTGTTAATGGCCCATTTTGAGCAACTAAATCTATTGGGTTTGTTCTTAAATTGACATCAAACTTTAACCCTATTTCTGCGCTACTAAGAGTAGACACAGAAGAAACATCAATATTACCACTAGCTACAGTAAACTCTCCTAAGTAATTATTTTTATCTATTACATTTAAAACAACACCATCTTCAAAGCTACTTGAAACATCAAAAACACCACTACTACCAGAATAAATAGATGATATGTCAGTATTAACTGTATTAGAAAATTCACAAAGAAAATAAGAACCTCCAGAAGAATAAGTTGCCCCTTCAGAAAAAGATTGTAATATTGCAAATACTCTATTGCCTATTGTAGTAGTAGAAATAAATGCAGCTTGAGAAGTAAACTCTACCCAACCTGCTCTTTTTTCTGCTCTGTTACTATTAAATACTGAAATAGTATGATCGCTATTAAGACTAAAAATATAATTTTCTGATCTATCTAAAGACGCAGTAAGTAAATTTAATTCTACAGGAGATTTAATTAAATGCTCTGAAAGTGTAGATATTGCGGTTGAAGTATATGCTTGCTCACCTTCAGTAAATAAATATTCTCTTACAATTTTACCACCATTTTGAACAAATACAGTAGAGCCATCCATTATTTGTGGGTTAGCATATTCAGATCCAAAAGAAGTTTGTTTACGTATAGTAACTGTAGTTGGTGTTAAGGGTTTATTTTGAAATGAAGGAATATATAATTCAGATGCAGCCGTAAATATTTGCAAATCACGATTAGAAACTAAATGTCGTATTTCATTTACCTCTCCAACATTTGCTGTAATTTGTATTGAGTCATTATCTTCAGCATCGCCAACATCAAAATTATAATATTGCGCAGATTTACTCATCCAAATAGAATCTGGTTGTGATGTTGTTCCTGCAAATACTAATCTATTTTCATGAAATGTTACCGCAGCAGGATAACCTCTAAGAGCAGAAAAAGATTGCTCAGACCATTTTGTTGATGCTGCGTGTGTTTCTATAGTAGGCGCGCCGCCTCCATCTATTGTCGTATTTGCAGAGCCACCAGCAGTAAATGTATAACGATTAGAGTCTATAATACTTGTTATAGTTCTAACTCCATTTAAATTTGAAGCAGAAATATTTCCAACCCCAGCCGCGTTAGATATTGTTATTGAATCATCTTTAAATAATCCGTGATTAAAGTGAGTTACCTCTACATTAGTAGAAGAGTCTGTTGTTCTAAAAGCATTTAAACCTAAGGTTTGAGACAACGTTCCAAAAACAGTTCCTTTAGCTTGAGTAGAACTTTGCACTGAAGTTATTTCTATTTCGGTGTCGTGAAATTTTATTGTAGTTCCAAGGTGTAAAGAGTCTAAATAATCTCCTCCTGTTGCGCTTCCTGTTGTATCCCAATATGGAGAACTAGTTGTTAAAATAACATTTGTTCCAGTAGTTGCACTAGGGTCTAGTGTAACGCCTTGATCTTGAAAAGAATAATAAGGTTGATAAATTTTTTGAACATCAGATTGAGAATCAAACAAAAAAGGCTCAACTCTAAAACTATCTAAGCCAGTTCTTACTAATTGTCTGGGCATAAATAAAGGATGACAAATAAACATTACATCACCTGACTGTGTGAATGTATATTCATCAAAATAACTTTCATTAAAAGGTAATTCAATCTCATGATTGCCAACAGACACAGTGCCAGCAGGATCACCTACTGCTGTAATCTGCGTTATTGATTTCCATAAGTCTGCTCCATATGCAGTCCCAGCATTAGCACCAGTAATTGTTTCAGTTGATGTGCTAAAATCATTATTTTTTACTCCAGTAACAGTAAAAGAAATACCAGAATCATCTCCACTAGAAGTAATAGAAACTTTTCTTGAGTATCCATCAGCAAAAGTTACCGACCCACTAGAAGCTAAACTTCCATTAATTACTAAATTAGCATTTAACCCTACTGCTGCTGCGGTAGATATAGTTTCACTGTCTATCTTTACTTCGCCTGTTACTGTTGTTGAAAGAGAAGGGGAGTTACCATCATCATCTGGGTTAAGTCTAAATATTTTTAATGCATATCTTCCATTAGTAGCAAATTTTTGCTTAATTAAAGAAACTATATATCGTTCATCATGAGAAAAAATAAATGGAAATAATTTAATGTGAGGTTTAATTTCACTTCTTTTTGAAAAATTTTGATAAACAGAAAGTCCTTCTGAATTTACAGAAATTTCAAGATTTTTTAAAAGAGAACTTTTTCTTTGAATATAACAAAAAGCTACTTGTGGAGTAGCATTGTGTATAAAAGGCATTAATTTAATTGCAACGCTTATATTTGTAGCAGTTTGATTATTACTTGAATAAGGTCTAAAAAAATAAACATTACCAGAAGGTGAGCTTGGAGCTGAAGACCCTGCTGCCTCTGCTCTTAAAATATATAAATCTCCATTAGTATCGTATATATTAACTGTATCTCCAACAGCAATATTAGCATAATTAGTTACTTGAATAATTGCATAAGAAGTAGGAACACCTATTGTTGAAAAATCATATACTGATTTTAAACCATTGCGTTTAACAACACCACCTTCCGCTCTAAGAAATAAATTTTCTATACGTTCAGCAGACGCTGCATATACACCTGTATCAGTTCTTGAAGATAGTGATGGACTTATTTCTCCAAATTGAAAATTGGAAATTGGTACTCGTACTTTTTGCATCAACTACGCCTTTGAGTTATAAACCTCGATGTATTTAGAGTACGATTTGTTTGTTGCTGTGAATCTAAGCCTCTTGCCTTAGCCATAGCCATCAAACCTTTTTGTTCCATAAGTTGAGATAAACTCGCGTCTCTTACTAAAGCTACCGCAAACACACTAGCTAAAGCGTACTCTACAGCCAACACAAAATAGGAAGGCCAAAATTCTTCATCAACTCTAAACGTATAATCTATTATCAATTCATCACTAGAGTCTGCATCACAAAATATTTTATCACCATATGATTGATACAATATTGGATAATCATTTACTGTTACCGCATGAACCATAAGAGAGTCACTTGGTATTTGATAAGCTGAATCATATCTGCCAGTAGGTGCATCAGATAGTTTATTTAACACAGCTTGGTTTGTTGCAAATCTCCACCTCGTATTTACAAGTGAAGCTCTAGCAACATCTTCATACATATTAGAAGCAACAAGTGCTTCATTGTTTCCGTCATCAAACGAAGTAATAGGCTCTGCGCCTATCAATATTAAAGCCCTGCTAGATACATCTACAGGAGAATCTGCTGAAGTGCTTATTACTGCCATATATATAAATGGGGGGCTATTAACCCCCCACTCCTTTATTAATCGCCATCTGTTTCAACGACAACAGTGCCGTCTGAAACATCTACTACAGAGCCAGTGTTCGAAAGAACATTAACAAAGTGAGTTGTTGGCGTGTTTGTATCGCAAACAATCATCAAGTCACGAACAGCAAGCATATTTGCTGCATCGTTAAAGTAACCTGCTGTGTTTACGGTAGCAATCGCATCCGCACTTGTGTAGAACCACAAGTTTGCATTTGATGCTCCACCAATGCGAGTTAGTCCGCTTGCGCTATAAGCCATAATTAAACTCCTCTCTATGAGTTATTGTCAAGGACTTCATAAACGCCAGCGTCGTTAATTACGACAGCGCCCATGGACATCATTGAAGTTGCGAGGTGAGAAACTTTCTCAGGCACATAGTTGACCTCAGTAGAAACATCAGAGTTTATACCAAGTCCAATTGCAGATTGATGGTAAGCAATGTTTTTACCAGCAGTAACCGCAGACGTTGAGAAAATTTTCATTCCTAAAAATTCTTTCATTGTCATGCCACCTGCAAACGGAAGGTTTTTATCGCCAACGTAATCAGAAGAAGCAAACTCTTCAATTAAGAATAAGTCAGCAAAGCCTTTAGGGTGCATTGCTAAATATCTCTGACCATCTTCAGGAACATCATTTGTACCTAAAGTTTCAAACAATGATATAAGATCAGCTTTTGCGAGAGCAGAACCAGTATCATGTATTTGAGTTGAGCTTGCACCTGCATCCATTGCTGCGTACAGAATGGCATCAGTCTTACGACCTAGTGCAGCAGCAGCAGATTGTGCTACAGCTTGACGCTCGTTAATGTTGACTTTTAACTCATCCAATTTGTCGATGTACTCAGCAGCATAGTAATCTGCCATTGTAGCTTCGACTGTGGTGTGAGCTAGTTCCATTGGTGTAACATTACCGTTGCGTGATTTTGTTGACGCTTCGGCACTACCAATCTTTTGGAATCTGACCACACTTCCAGTAACATTAGAAGTACGAACAGTATTCCGCAGCTTTGAACCCATACGTTGATACGCTAGATGCACATCAGATTCAAACTGCTTAATAAAGGCTGTATCTATTGTATTAGCCATTTTATCAGTTCCTTATTTAAGTTGCATTTAAAGTATCTTGAGTGTCCGCTCTGTCATATCAATGCAGGTATCCTTACGGGCTGCTCAATGAATTACGGGTCTTGATGGGAAAGCGTAAACATTCTTTCTACGTTGATTGCAACGCACAAAATGAGCCATATTAAAACCATGCTCATTACAATACATTTCTGTAAGTTCAAAACCTAACCAACCTAACCATTGAAGCATTTTATGATTGCCTTCCCAAGTGTCTACAATAATTTCATGGTAGTGGGTGTGTAAGTAATCAATTAATTTAGGAGATGCTTTAACAAAAGAAAACCAATTCTCCTTCATTTTCTCAGAAAACACTGTCCACATAACTGCTTGCTGGTGTGTAATGCCTGTTATACCTACAATAGCTAAAGGCTCCTTACTATTTTCTATAGCAAAAACATCAGGTGTTTCTGAGTATTGAATAAGAGTTTTCATTAAATCAACTTTATATACAGCTTCAGCTTCAAATAAATTTTCTCGGCTCATTGTGCTGTACATAGGAATTACATGGCGTTTTTGCATGGGAACCATTTGTAGGCTCCCATGACTTATAAGGACTTTATCCATATAACTTTTTGAAACCATCATCTACTTGCTTAACAAAATTAGGATCGCGCCTTGTTGCGTTCCAATATCTTTCATCTTGCATCATAGCTTGAAGGTCTGCTTCTCCAAATGTAGCAACAGGAGAAGATTCAGCAGAAATTTGAGTGTCTTTATTTTGTGACATAATATGTTCGATAAGCATAATGCCTTCTGCTGTTTCACCTAATCTTTCTACAGCACCACTCAACTCATCTGGAAAGTATTTATTAGCAAACATACTAACAGCTTCTATTCTTGTGTTAGCGTTATCTCCTAGTTTTTTTTGTTCTGCCGCCAAATCATTTTGAGGCATTGCTGCTTCAATAGCTTTAGCGTACATTTCTATACCTTCTTTAAACTGATCTTGACCAAATCCATTATTAAAAGCGTGTTCAGACCACCAGTTAAGAAGCTCATTATCTGTTGCTGATTCTGAATCTATAATGTCAGGAAGCTCATAATCACCTTTAGTTTCTGGGCGATTAATAAACTTTTCTTCATTATGTTCTTTTATAATATCATCTCTTTTAGCGCCAAGTTTAGATTCTAATTCGCTATATGACTTAGCTAATTCAGCAGGGTCATTAAACTTTTCTGGAAGCCACTCAGGTCTTTCTGATGCGGTTTCATTTGGCGTATCTTGTATAAGCGTTTCTTTTGTTTCTTCAACTGCTTCTTCAGCCATTTGATTTTATCCTGTGTGCATGATTAATTCTAGTTTCTAAAAGACCAATAACAAATCGTTGCCCTTCTATATGGCGTAACTCTTCAGTACTAACATTAGGACCGTGAACTAAATCAATAGTTATAGCTCTTAAATATCTAAGAACTTCTTTGCCAGTATCAGAACTAAATAACTGTGCCACGTTTTGGCTTATTTGTTCGTCTGCTTCTTTTGGTCTTTGGTAGCCGTCTACCCCAACATTAATTTGCTTAGTTTGTTTTTTACTGCTCAACTACTTGCTCCTGTTGTTGCGGCTCCCCTTGCATCATTTGTTGCTGTTGAGCCATTTGTTGTGCCATCGCAACTAACTGCTTACGCTCATTTTCGTCGCGAATCAAGGTATCAGGTACACCAAATTTCTTAGCAAGGAAAGCGGCAGTTTCTTCAGAGTTAACAAGAAGCTGCATCATTTCAGGGCCAAACCTACCTTGAATAAGCTCCAAGAACCTAGCAACAGAGGTAATATCTTGGTTAGCTTGTGCTTGTGCTAGTGGGGAAACAGACTTAATCTTTACTTCTCTGCCATTAACAGTAGGTAAATCTATTCTGCCTTGTTTTTTTAATATATAAATAACTCTTTGCAATACTGGCTGCACTAACTCTGCTTGCAATCTACCAAATGCAGAGCCAATTCTTCTTGATAAGTCAGCCATACGCTCTGCAACTTCAGTAGCAGATGCAGGTGTTCTATCTGGATTGCCTAACATATCGTTATATAACGCACGTTTAATATTCAATCGCATATCGCCAAGAACAAGTTGAGCCACATCAAAGCCACCTGCTGCTTGTATTGGTTGTAGTCCTGCTGATCCAATAGCTTTTGGTATTATAGATCCCGGGACTAGCTGTATTGTATCTGGATTAACAACGCCGTCATCATCCATTTGATATATACCAGAGATAGACATCTGTGCGTTTTCAAGTATCAACTCTATTGTTAGATTGGTTGTTTTAATTGCAGAGAGTGCATTCATTAATGGCCCACGCCCATATACTTCACCTGCACATTTAGACCAGCGGAAACAAATAAACGGATTGGAACCCACACCTGACATCTGTTTAAAGTAAATAATAGACTGTGTAGTCATACAAAAAGCATAGCTTAAATACGCTTCTTCATTCATTTTAGAATAATCACGACATATTAATTCAAGAACTGTTGTTGTCGAATCAGTATTACTACTCATCATGTTTTGTATTTTTTCATTTAATATAGCATCAGGATATAATATCTGTAGCTGATCAAATCTAATATTTTTTCTTTCTCTAAAAACATGATCAATACGATCGTCAGGCCCAGTATCAAGTATTACATGAGGAAGTGGTATTGCAGAAAACCTAATAGGGTTTAGCGCATCACCTTCTTCCGCAGCCAAGACACCAGTCCCGACAGCCAAGTCCATAAAAGATTCATGCACTTCTTGGGAAAAGTTAGAATTTTGGAGAATCTCAAAAACATATTCAGTTACCTCATCTAGTTCATTGTTAACAAAATCTCGTTCTGCTTTTGGAACTTCAGAACCAGACGTTAAATCAGCCCACCTAGCAAAGTTAGGAACAAGGCCTGATTGTAATCTTGATGCAAACTCTTGCACGCCTACAACAGCAGTTTCATCAAATATCTTATCATCTCTGCGTTGACCTATTGTCTCATTATAAAAAGATTCCCGTTGAGGTAACGCATATTCATAACACTCTTCAAACAGTGGTACGAAATTTTCTCTCTTAGCCTTGGCTCTTTCATATTGCTCAAGGTATTTTCTTGCTATTGGATCTTCTATCATAATTTATCCTATGCATTAAACTTGCTATAATATCCCATACCGCTACCAGTTAATAATGAGCGCCTGCCTTTTGAGCCTTTTCTTTTTACACCAAGTTCACCTTGCCTTTTAACCATTGATGATAATGGTGCTGATAATGAACTCATTTGCTCTTCTAGTGCTTCGCTTTTAGATTCTGCAATTTTTTGCGCCTCAGTTTTTTTAGCTTCTTCTATACTAGCTTCTTGTTCTGCCTGTTGTTCTTCTACAGTTTTAGCATCCATGTCTCCGCCAGAATCTTTAAATCTTTTTACAGCAGCATCATACTCAGCTCTTGTTGGTTGTTGAGCTCGTTCGCTTTTTTTTAAACGATACTCTTCAAAAGTCCCAGGATTTGTAGGCTTTCCACTGCCCAAAATGCCTTTTAAACACATAATATACCTCTTTGTTGTTTATGCTCGATAAGCATAGAATAAATAATAATTCAACGCACAATTACATACGCGACCATAATCCCTGCCTACGTCTTGGAGATTTTTGTTTAGCAAAAACATCAAAGTTAGTCCTAGCTATTGTAGGTTTTGCAGCTACTTGATTATTCATCAATGCCCTACCTTCTCCTGCACCAAGAAGCATATACTGCAATGCATCGTGTATATGCGAGTACATATTTTTATCTGGTTTATCAGCGTATCTTTCTCCAGATACTTCCATTCTTCGGTACTGATAACCACCTTCAAAACCCTTAATTAACTGCGCGCAACGTCTATCTACCAGAAACGCAGGTTTACCTTCAGACATTTTATTGAGCTGCGAATTGACCGATTCAAGTCTAAGGTCAACGGAATTAGACGGAGCGGGATATGCTCTAAGACCAGCGCCTCGAAGGACATGGAAAGGGGTGGACTCGTCGGTTTGCGCGCGGAAATCACCAGCAGGATCGCCATATATAAGAACCTCAGAAACCCCAGAAAACCGAGTGGCAATCTCTTCACGAAGAACTTCAGCAAACCTAACAATACCCATATCAAACGCAACAATTTCTGACTGTACAAACCATCTACCTCTTACTTTTTGACCAAGAACTGCCGCAGGTGTTAGCCCAAAGTCAAGACCAATATAGAGCGGATTACCTGCTGCGACTGGTATTTCTTCTTTAGCAACGTGTGTTTCTGTTACAAACATAGGATATATAGGTTTCCCATCTTTAATTGTTCCCAGTCTATTCATTACATAGACATCAATCCAACTCTTTGTCTTACCTTGTATAAGGTTAGGATAGTACGAGTCCATCATATTGTTACAATTTTCTGCTTTTTTATTTATTTCGTAACGATCTATCTCACCTTCTTTAGTAAACTTCTCAGTCATTCCAGAGGGTTGTGTAAAGAATAACCAGTTATCAGGCTTAACAAGCATCTTTGCTTGCTCTCTTGGTATATGATCTGGCACAGGAACTTCGCCTGACATAATAGGCCACCAATGATCTTCCTCTGGAGCGTTGGTATCTGCAATAACACCAGTCCAACTTGGGCCTCCTTCACGCATAGAAGGAAACCGCCCTACGCGCATGGTACACGC